GCGAATTTGAAGAACGCATCAACATCCCCACCGAAGTACTTAACCCATTCGTTATCGTTCCCACTATTATAATCATCTATTAGGTCTTCAATTTCCATATAATATAAATACGAAAAAAGGGGCAATTTTCATTGTCCCCTCCTTAATTTCTTTAATAAACAAGATTATTTACTTGTTTTGTTTACGTTGTAGTACTTCTCAACAGTTTTTTTGATTGCCGCTTTCACACTCTCGTTTGTTTGTTGTCTTTGAGCAGCAGCTTGTTGAACTTGCTGAGGTGAAGGTTGTTGATTTCCGTTATTTTTGCATCCGCATCCCATGGTTGTATGTTTTAAATGGTTTATTTGTTTCTCAATAATAAATACTATCTTTGTTGAAATATACAATACAAAGAATATTTATCAATTAAAAGACTAATGGATTTTTTAAAATTAATACAAGAAGGTAGAGTTGACGACTTCAAAGCCAAGTATTCCCAAAAGTTTGGTACTGAGAATATAAATAAAATTATCAAGGCGGTTCCACAGAAATATTTGGACTGGGTTGGTAAGAATATGGATGGGGTTAATTTCGATGAAAATCTATCCGTATTGGGAAAAGTGTTGAATGAATTTCAAAAAATTTCAAGTAACCTTCCAATCACAGACCTATATCAATATAAAAGTATTGGTCAATTATATTCTGCTTTAACTGACTACCGAAAAAGACAAAGACGAGTTGTTAAGAAAGTTGATGGTGGAAATGTGGTTTATGATGACGGAAGATATTTTGTTGTTAATCCATTAACACATGATTCATCTTGTTATTATGGTAAGGGTACAAAGTGGTGTACTGCTGCAAGTACCGACCACCAGTTCAAAAGATATAACGAAGATGGTAAGTTGTTTTATATCTTGGATAGACAAGCACCATCTGACAACAAGTTCTATAAGGTTGCTCTCCTTCGTAAATTTGATGGAGACAAAACTTATTATGATGCCTTGGACCACACAATTGGTAGTGGTTGGATTATTGGTACCAACAAATTAAACGAGATTTTGGGTGCTGTCGATGGATATATTGAAGACCAATTTCCTGAACAAGTTAAGATTTTTAAGGACAGAGAACTTGCCCGTCAAGAAAGGGAGCGTTTGGAACGAGCTCGTCAAGCTGCAATATTAAGACAACGAGAAGAGGGGGCACAAGTTAGACGTGCGAATAATGAATGGGAGTTAGGTCCTGGTTGTCCTGAAGAAGGTTTGAAGGCTCACGCTTTGTTGGAGTTCTTATCTGACAATAATGATGTTGAGATATTAACCAATTTGGATAGGGGAGAAATTGCCAGAATTGAAACTGAAATTGACCGACTTCAAGCCGAGTATGATGCCGATGAAGAAGCAAGAGTTGATTTGATGGACCAAATAGAAGAACTTCAAGATGAATTGGATGAGTTAAAACAAAAGGTTGACGTATATAATATGATTCCAACTGGTGAATATTATAACACAACTGAGTTTGAAGTAATTGGAGTTCCTGAGTTGGAAGACCGAAGATATGCGGTTGGAGATGAAGATGACATGCATTCAAGTTCGGTTGAATATCTTGAACAACTTTTGGATGATGTTGGTTATGAGGGATTCAATCAAAGTTTTGTTAGAGATTACATTGATGAGGAAGAAGTTATTGATTATGCTCGTGAATTTTATGAACAAGATGTTTATGAAAATCCTGAAGTTTACATCGACGAATCACAAAGAGAGTTATCACTAAAACAAGTTGAAGAAATAAAAGTAAAGAACGATAAAATCAGAAAGTTGAGTGAGTACATCTTGAAATTACAGGACCAAATGGATGGTGAGGACGATGATGAGATTCAAGAAAAAATTGATGAGATTCAAGAAACAATAGATGAACTTGAAGAAGAAGTTTCAGACATTGAAAGTGAACCTGACGGACATTTCCCTGATGATTTAATTGATGATGCTGTTGAATCACAACTTTCAGGTGTGAAATATGATGTACAAGGATTTATGTCAGAGTGGGGATTAAATTATAACGACTTTATTGATAGACATAAGTTTATTGAAGCGATTATTGAATCGGATGGTTATGGTCACACATTGAATGGATATGATGGAAGTGCCGATGAATATAATATCGAAGATGAACTATTCTATGTAATGAGAATTGATTAACAATTTTAATTGGTTATAATTGTTGTATGGGGAGAAGAAAGAAAATACCATTTAAGTTAAATCCTGAATGGATGTTAAAAGAACCTTTGGACTTTGAATACAACAAATATACATTGTTGGATTATATCCAAAAGTGTGAGAAAAATTTGGAGAATTTTGAAATCTACCCTGATTTTGTTGAATTGTCTTTACATCTTGCCAATATCCAATCTCTCCGTGCAGAAAATACCCTTTTACTTACTGACAAAAAATTCAGTTCTTGTGATGATGAAATCATGTTAAAAGATTTGTACCCAAAAAAACCAAGGGAGTTGAATCAAGAAGAAAAAGACGAATTAAATAAGACATTAAGTTATTCTAACGTAAAGTTGTTTGATACATTTAACTCGGCCAAGTCGATTTGGAACATGGTTTTTGATAATGTTGAAATATCTTTGAAGAAGAATAAAGATATGTTAATATCAGGTTCAGGTTATATTTTCTATTATAAAAAATCTGACGATAAAATTCATGTTTGGGAATATCAGATTAAAAAAGGTCGAAAAGATACGGTTGATAAAACACATCTAACCAAGATTTATGAAGACCATCCAGGAAACATAACTCTTCTATCGATAATTGAAGAATATTCAAAATATAATAAAACTGACTATTATAAAGATTTACCAGTCTTTGAAATGACATGTGTTCATGATTTTCCAATGGAACAGGCAATCATTCCAATCATGAAAAGAAAAATTATGGCATATGTTTTTCAAATAGTTAATATGAATAAGATAAATAACTTTGACTCTTAAAAATTATATGTCTATATTTGTGTCGTGGGATTCAATAAACGACATATCAATTACGAGAGAAGTCTATCAGCACTTAAACAAAATAATTTGGAAGGGTATTACGGTAAGAGTGATGCCCTTTTTTTTATGGATAAAGAAAGTCACGAGATTTATAAACTTCATTGCGAAGGAAAATCAGATGAACAAATTTTAGAAACAATTCAAAAATTATGGACGATAAAGTAACTAAGACCTTGATGTCTAAATTGAGACAACCAATCCACATCAACTACATCGCATCTCACATCCTTAGAGTTTCTGAGGAAGAGACAAGAACAATCCTCACCAACTTAATTAAGGAAGGTGTTATTGAAGAATCAAAATATGCGAATGATTATTATGTGGTCAAAGCAGTGTAAATAATTTCGGTATGAAAAGAAAAGTAGAATACGTGTGGCTCGACGGATATAAACCTGAGCCGAATTTGAGAAGTAAAGTTAGAGTATTGGATTTGAAATATGAACACATTATTTTAACAACCGATATTCCTGAATGGGGATTTGACGGTTCATCAACAATGCAGGCTGAAGGATATTCATCTGATTGTTTCCTTAAACCAGTTAAGGTATACCATAACAATACAGATACAATTTATGTTCTGTGTGAGGTAATGGATAGTCAGGGAAAACCACACCAAACAAATGACAGGGCCAAATTAGGTAAAGAAGATGGCGATTTTTGGGTTGGATTTGAACAAGAATATTTTATTCGTTCGGCTCATAATAAAGAAATCCTTGGATTTGATAAAGGTGGAATGATTGACCCACAAGGAAAATATTATTGTGGTGTTGGTGGTCATATTGTTGGGAGACACATTAGTGAAGAACATTTAGATATGTGTTTGTCATACCATATTGGAATTGAAGGTACCAATGCTGAGGTCGCATTAGGTCAATGGGAGTATCAAGTATTTGCTAAGGGTAAGTTAATGGCTTCTGATGATTTATGGATGTCTCGTTATTTCCTTTACAAAATTGCCGAGAAACACGGATTACAAATTGAGTTTCACCCTAAACCTATGGTGTTTGGTGATTGGAATGGTTCAGGTCTTCACACAAACTTCTCAAACAAACGAATGAGAGAACAGGGTGGTGAAGAATACTTCAAATCAATTTTCAAAGTATTTGGTTCAAGAACTAAAGAACATATTGAAAACTATGGTTCAGACAATCATTTAAGATTGACAGGTAAACACGAAACACAAGCAATTGATAAATTCAGTTGGGGTATTTCAGACAGAGGTGCGTCAATCAGAGTTCCAAAAAGTGTTGGTGAAACATGGAAAGGTTATTTAGAGGATAGACGACCATCATCAAATGCCAATCCTTATAAAATCATAAACGTGATTTGTGAGTCATTATCTTTGGCTGAAGAATTGGACGAAACACTTCATATCATGTACGACGATATTGATACTACCAAACTTACTGAGAAATTTGGTACAATCTCTAATGAGGATTTGTTGGACCAGTATCGTAAAGACGCAGAAAACGAATTTGACAACATGGTTGACTTAATGGAGTCAAAGGGAAATGTCCCAACTGAAGAAATAAGTTTTGAAATCCCAAAGTATTATCGAGAAGATTTGAAAACGGGTAAAAACCCTACAGTGACGGCAATGCCTGAGGCACTTAAACAAGCTATGATGGGAGCTGATAAAGTTGTTGTAAAAGACGGCTCAATTTATAAGGGATAGTATGGATACTCAAATGTTATTTGTTATGTTAATGTCATTCTTTGTTGGAATGTGGATTGGTGGTATTATTATATACACTTTAATGGTTAGACCTTTGTCTCAAGAAGTTTCAGATTTGATGGATGAAATGCATCAACAAATAAAGATTGGGTTTTATAAAGAACAAGAATTAAAAAAGGAAGAACATGAGCGAACAAGTTAATCATCCACAGCATTATGGAGGTGAAGATAATCCATATGAAGCAATTAAAGTAATTGAAGCGTGGGACTTGGATTTCCATCTCGGTAATACCGTGAAGTATATTTCAAGGGCAGGTAAAAAAGGTACGGATAAAGAATTACAAGACCTCAAAAAGGCTTTGTGGTATCTTGAAAGAAAAATTGAAAATTTACAGAATAAACAATCATAATGATTTTTGGGTTAAGAAAGGTTGAATCTGGTAAATGGAGAAATGATTGGATGGAGTTTTATCCAGGATTTCATAAATGGAATTTAAGATACCTACCAAGTAATGGTGAGAATTGGAAATTAGATTTTTGTTTTATTTGGGGTCAATTCTATTTGGAGTTTAAAACAAATAAACCACCAAAGTATGATGGTGAAAGACCAACATATGGATTTTATTTTTACAATATAGGTGGATGGTTTCCTGATTCATTATGGATACATAGAGGTACTAAACGTATAAAATGTATCCACTTACCTTGGGAATATGATTGGGTTAGGACCTCCAAATTATTAAAAGATGGTACTTGGGTTCACCAAACAAAGAAAAATAAAGTTGAGTTTTATAACCAAGAATATAATGATAAGTTCTACGAGGAAACTCACAATTATTACTACATTCATGGACAAACATATCAGGACACCAAAGCGATTTGTCAGGTGGAAGAAAGAGAGTGGAGACCAAAAATGTTTAAATGGATACCACTTTTTAAAAAAGTTAGAAGAAGTGTTGATGTAGAATTTACCAAGCCAATTGGTGACGGAGTGGATTCCTACAAGGGAGGAACTTACGGAACAAGTGAAAGAATGGAAAAAGGTGAGTCAATTAAAGATTGTGTAAATAGAATGATAAAAACTAGAAAATTCAGATAAAATATGGATAGAAGAGAAAGACAACTAGAAGAAAGACTTCGTCATTTGGAGATTGAAGTCAAAATGGAACGTGAGTGGAATCAAATTCCTGAATCATTAAAACCAACATCAAAAGGTCGATGGGACCAAATGGCTGGTGAACTTAAAGCTCAAGAAAGTAGAAGATTGGGTTGGCCTAAAAATTATTAATTATGAAAACAAAAGTATATTCAGCATTCCCTGGTGTAGGGAAAACAACTTACTTCAATACGACAGATAGAAACGTATTGGACAGCGATAGTTCAAAGTTCGATAAGAAGAACTTTCCTGACAACTATATTCAACATATTGAAAGAAATATTCAAGACCCAAAGGTTGATAAGATATTAGTATCGTCACATAAAGATGTGAGAGATGCTCTGTTGAAGAAAGGTATTCCATTTGTATTGGTATACCCTAATCGGGATATCAAAGACGAGTATATCCAACGATATAAGGACAGAGGTAACAACGATGCGTTTGTTGACTTACTGGAAAAAAATTGGGATAATTGGATGGACGAGATGGATTCAATGGAAGCTCCAAAAGGTCAAACCTTATATAAAGTTAAATTAGGTCCAGGTCAGTACTTAACTGACGTAATTGATTAAGATGATAGAAACAGGAAAAATATTAAACGGAGATTGTATTGAGGTAATGAAAACATTACCTCTTGAGAGTGTTGACTTGGTTGTAACCAGTCCACCTTATAATGTGGGGATTGATTATGATAGTCATGACGACAATATGTCTATGGAAGACTATTGGGAGTTTACTCGAAAATGGTTGACTGAGGCTTACAATGTATTGAAGAGTGATGGTCGTATTGCCGTTAATATTCCTTACGAAGTAAATGTACAAGACAGAGGTGGACGAGTATTGTTTATGTCGGAGTTTTGGACTGTGATGAAAGAAGTTGGTTTTAAGTTCTACGGACTTGTTGACCTTGATGAAAACTCACCACATAGAAGTAAGACCACAGCTTGGGGTTCATGGATGTCACCAAGTAGTCCATATATCTATAACCCAAAAGAATGTGTCATTCTTGCATATAAGAAAGACCGTATCAAAAAAGTTAAAGGTGAACCACAATGGAAAGCTGATATGGTAGATATGGAACAAGAAGATGGTACTGTAAAAACTAAGGCGGTTTACCAAGAAGAAGATAAGAAAGAATTCATGTCTTTGGTTTATGGTCAGTGGGAATATTTTGCCGACACCAAACAACAAACTAAGGCAACCTTCTCAATGGACATTCCAATGAAGGCAATTAAAATTCTTACATATAAGAATGATGTGGTCCTTGACCCATTCACGGGTTCAGGTACTAGTTTATGTGCTGCGGAGATTAGTGGTCGACGATGGATTGGTATAGAACTCAGTGAAAACTACACAAAAGTTGCTAAGGATAGAGTTCAACATTTTGTTGACCGAAATAAACAAATGGAAATGGATTTGAAATAAAAGGGTTTAACGACCCTTTTTTTTGTTTAATAGATATTTATTATAAAAAAGTCGAATGGCCAGTATTATAATAACAGAAAAACAACTTGAATTGATTGTGAAAGGACAAAAATCACATGAAAACCAACTAATCCAAGAATCTGAGTGGTATAATACTTTAGGTGATATTATAGGTATCTTTGACCCATCGGGTATTGTGGATTTTGTTAACGGTATATCTTATTTTTCTCAGGGTGACCACTTGTTTGGTTTATTGAGTATTATTTCAGTTATACCATATGCTGGTGACGTTGTAGCCAAACCTGTACTCGGAGCACTCAAAATAGGTGGTGGAGCGACTAAGGGATTAAACGCTGCGATGAAATTAGCAAAGGCGGGTAAAACAGTAGAAGCGAGTGCAGCACTAGCCAAATTAGCGGAAAAACCTGGAATTGTTGGTAAATTCTTACAAAGTGCTAAAAGTTGGGCACCTAAAGTTGCGTCAAAAATAGAACAGATGCCTGGTGGCGTTTTAAAAGGGTTTAAAAATACAATATTAGATTATCTAAAACTACTTGAAAATGCTGGTGTTAAGAGTGTTAAATTTCAAAAGTCTGCAGGTATTTTAGCTAAAAATTTGAAAAACGCGGCAAAACCAGCTGAAAGTATTGGAGCGTTAAAAAACATGTTAAAGAATGACAAAGTATTTAAAGGATTAACTAAGAAAGGTCCTCTCTCTAAAATATTCATTGGTGGTGCACCAAGATTGTTTGGTAATCGTGAAATGAGAATTCTTATGAGAAGAACTAAATGGTGGTTAGGATTTTTAGATTATATAGGGGTTGCTAATTTTGTAGGACCTGATGAGTTGGCTGCAAAAATGGGTGAACAAAATGTGATTAATAAAATGAATAACTACAATAAAACTGAACAGGCTAGAAGAAATGCCGAATATGACTTTGGTACTGAAAATTATGGTGAATCACGTGGAGGTTCTACACAATCACAGACACAATCACAAAGTACTTCACAACAAGACCCAATCCAAGGATTTATGTCTGACATATTTGGAGGACAATTAAAAAATGCGGCAATGCTTGCATTATAAATAATATATTAAAATGAAAGAAGAATTAATTATTAAATTAGTACAAATCCAAAACCAATTTAAGTTTTTACATTGGCAAACTTTTGGTGATGCTAAACACAGAGCTTACGGAGGTATCTACGATTCATTAGGTGACCTTATAGATAAATTCACTGAATGTATGATGGGTAAATATGGTAGACCTGATTTTGGTGGAGAATTCTCAATTATGTTTCAAGATATTAAATCGTTAGTTATTCAAGACTTCTTGGATGGCATTACTGAATTTTTGGTTAACATGACCGACCAATTAGATTCTAGATATGATACTGATTTATTAAACCTTAGAGATGAGATGTTAGCTGACATCAATCAATTAAAATACTTACTTACACTTAAATCATAATATGGCAAAAAAAGTAATTAAATTAACAGAGTCTGACTTAAATCGAATAGTTAGAAGAGTTATTGCGGAACAAGACGACAATAACTACAAAAAAGCAATCCAATGTTTCTTAAATAAAAAAGGTATTAAAGATGATTCGGGTAAGGCATTAGTTATTGATGGTAGTATTGGTAACTATCCTAAATCTAAAACTGCACAAGCAATACACAATTACCAATCAAAAATTGGTGTTTATCCTGCTGATGGAGTTTGGGGTGAGGATACTATGAATAAAATGCCTAACAGAGATAAAGAAATATTTAAACAATGTGTTTCTGACCATGGTGACATTTTTGATAAAGGTGCTCACTGGCTTGGAATAGATTAAGGATGAAGAGAATAGTAAAAGAATCAGGAATTAGAGATATTTCAGCTTTAAGGAAAAGATACCCTAAAGCTGAAATATATTTCCATCAAGATTTGGATGGTGTGACGACTGCAATCGCGATGAAGAAATACCTTGAAGACAACGGTATTGATGTAGTAGGTGCTCACGTAATCCAATACGGTGACAAAGAATTCGCAGTAAAGAAGAACGACGCTCAAGGAGATGTGATGCCGGTTCTTGTGGACTTTGCTCACGGTAAGCCAATGTTCGTAATCCATACGGACCACCATGATAGACAAGCAGGTGCCGAAGATACTAAATCAACATCATTCAGACATTCAAGGTCAAATGTTGAAACAATATCTCAAGTAGTATCACCAAAAGAATTATTCCCATCATCAGACATATTATTGATTAGTACTGTTGATTCCGCGGACTATGCTAAACACGATATAACTCCTGAGGAAGTTGTTAATTACATCTATAGATTAGATAAAGAAAAACCACTCCAAAGAAATAAGATGTTGTTAGGTTTGGTAATCAACAAATTATTATTGGCGTTTAAAAACAAACCAGGATTTTTAGAAATGTTGGTAATGGATTCAGAACCATCATTAATGTCTATTCTTACTAACATAAAACAATGGATGAAGAGGACAAATGCCGCAAGTCCTGAAGTACTTCAAAAGAATGCTGAGAATTATAAGGAAATGATGAAAAACTTTCCTAAAGTTAGCGACGGGATTATTTTCCAATATGGTGGTGGTGATATGTTTAAACCTGGTTCTTATGATAGATTTACCCCATTTAGAAACAATCCTGAGGCAGATTTTCTTATTTTAGCTTGGCCAATGGGGTTAGTTCAAGCATCATGTAACCCATTCAAAAAAACTCGAGAATTGAAAGGTGTTAATTTAGGTGAAATTGCACAAGAAGTTTTAGGTAAATGGGAAGAACAATTAAAACAAAGAACAATTCCACTATCTACAATTAAATGGGTTAGTGAAACTTCAGTTGGACCTGAAAGTATTGGTTTTACATTCAAAGACTTTGTTGCATTGTATGGTGATAAATTTACTTCATCTGAGGAGGGAGAGAAAATTTTGAATCACATCAAGGAAATGATGGATGTCCCATTCAAAGAATTATCTGAAGAACATAAAGAAATGTTAGATAAGATAGGTGTAAACGCTTGGGATTTAATTCAGGCTAATTCAGGAGGACACAAATGTATTACAAACATATCAGGTTTAAATTATCTTGGTAGAAGTAAAAGACCACCACAAGGGCAATACAGATATAATCCAGAAAAGGAAGATTCACCTTCGGTTAAATTTACTAAGATGGTTGCTAATGAGTTTGAAAGAAAACTTAAAGAAAAGATAGAAGAATCAAAATAAGTATTCGACCGTATCACCAGGTTCAATACCCAAATCATCACAGGTGCCACCTGCAACTTCTAAAACAATATTACCATTCCCACCATAACTCGGGCATTCATTACCTCGACATGGTGGACAATCATGGTGAATATTCACAATTACGTTATTCTTAATGATGATGATATCTAATGGTATGATACAATTCTTCATCCAAAAAGATTGTTTGTCACCACCCATTAAAAATAGTAGACCATCAAAGGTAGAATCAAATTCTTTTCCCATCATCCCAATTGCTTTAGACTTTCGGTCAATTAATGTTTTAACCCTAAAAGTATTATCGTTGATTCTAACTTGCATATCTATAAATACAAATAATAGTCGAATATAACTCAATTTGAACTTTTTTTGAAAAAAAATTTGACTTTTCCGTATTATAGTAGTACTTTTGAAACTGTTGGAGATATTTATAGTTTCAGTCAGAAATGACGGACATCCCCAAAAAGTTTCATAAATATATTTGACGAAGTGAGAATTTTGTTTTAACTTTGTGAAACAATTGAGATGAGAGTCTCAAAAAAAAATGTCCCACAGACATTTGGTTATTTGAAAAAATAGTTTTATCTTTGTGGGACATTACTTTGAAAGTTCTTTAAAATAATATATCGTGGGGTAGTAGCAGTGGTAGCTCGCAAGGCTCATAACCTTGAGGTCGGAGGTTCGAATCCTTCCCCCGCAACTAAACAAAAAAAAGTTTACAAAAGTACTTGACAGATTGAAAAATATGTTTTACCTTTGTAAACCAATTAAGAGAAAACGTTCTTTGAATTTAAGATATTATCCGTTCAGTAGTTGATTATGAGACCTTAGGGTTGATTATGAGACATTTAATCTGATAAAGATATTGGCGGTCTATAGTCATTAAATAAACCACGAAAGTGGTATA